GGGGATACTACAAACGTAAGTTTGTAGTCCAACTAGCAACACGACTTATATAAGTGGTGTTGTTTCGTTATGGAGCATTGAGGCGTGCTCTGTAATGAAAATTCATAGTTAATTGTTCGCCTCTAAAAGAGAGGTGATAACTATGAGAACACGCACAAGGACGAACGAATCGTCCTCGGAGAAGAACACAGTGGTTTATTCCACGTTCTATCCGGGGGACGACCCAGCCAATCCTTCTAAGCATCAGTCAGGTACGGATTATCCGCAAACCTGGCCTGATGGGAAGGATGACACTGAGTCGATGGATGACGTCGTTACTCCGCGTTTCAAGGAAAGGATGGCTGCGGGTGAAATAATAAATAACCCGTACAACTATCATCGCCTTGTTACAACGAAACCTACAGTTACATCCTATGTTCATAACCAGCTTCTGGTTAATGCTCAAGGATGTATCTATGGGAGCGTGTATTCCGGGCAGTCCAGCATGACATCTGATGCCATGCAGCCATTCTTAACTGTGTTTTCAACACAGGAATGGGCGGATACTAAGGCCAGTCTGATTAATCAGGCTGTTACCAGAGCTCATTCGAACGCAAGTTCGGCTGAAATCGGTGCTTTAGTAACTGCTGCGGAAGCTGAGAAGACCGTGGTCTCGATTGCCCAGATCTTAAAGAGAGTTTTTAGGATTATAAGAGCCGCCCGTAAGGGTGACATCTTATATCTTAAAAAGCAAATCTCTTACAAAGAACTGGAAGATCGTTACCTCGAGCTTCGCTACGCTCTACGGCCCCTGATGTACGATGCTTCGAACGCCCAAAGTGCTTTTAGAGAATCAAAAGCGTTTAAGACGTTCCGAAAAACGTACAGAGGGTTTGCCCACGAGAGTGGCACCTCACAAGACACTTACATTGGATATTCCGATCCGATCTCAACTGAGATCAGTCGGATATGTCAATGGGTCTGTGAGGCCCGCGCTGGTGTATTGTGCGATATTGAGACGTCAAATACTTCTGTATTTGGCCTCGACCAGATCCCTGAGTCGATTTGGGAACTTGTTCCCTTTTCGTTTATCATTGACTGGTTTCTTAATATCGGCGATACCATCGCGGCGTGGACACCATCAGCAGGTGTTCGCGAAAAGACCTCCTGGGTAGTGGTTGAATCTTATGCCGCTTCCCAGAACTCGTTGGTACGACAATGGTACTCTGGGTCAAATCCGTTTAATTATCGGAATGATATCGTCTGGGGAAGTCTATCGAAATCCCAAGATGATATCTACAGAGAACGAATTGTTGTGCCTCAACTGAGTCTTCTTCCTACGGTTAACGTACGGTTGAACACTCTTAAAATCCTAGACCTTGCCGCCATAATTCGGAAGCGTGGTGCTTCCCTTTTACGGTAGGCGAAATACGAAGGAGATTAATCATGCAACCCAATGACATTACTCTCGATGTCGACTACTCCAATGACGGTAATACGACTGCGGAGACCTATGACCGGTACGAAGAATATCAGAATCGAAGCACGTACATCGGTGCTAACCATGCACCAGAAGCACGTGACCAGATTCAGATGTACCGGTCATTCCCCACGAAAAGCGGAAATTTCAAAGGCGTCTCGAAGTCTAGCGTTAAGCTGACCAAAGACGTCTCGGTGACTGGTGTGGACGGGGTTGCTACCCTGACCTCACCGATCATCACTGAAATTAGCTTTTCGATTCCGGTTGGCACTCCGGCCGCGGACGTCCTTAAGGCACGTCAGCGGGCATTGGCCATGATCGATTCCGATGATATTATGGATCCGTTGAACATCCAGCTTATGGTGTAACATTATGGAATTTATTACCCATTTTGTTGACACCGTTACTGCATTCTTTACTGAAATGCAGGCTTGGGTTCTTGATCTTATTTCTCATATTGGGAAGTAAGATCACAACGTTTCTCTAACATCAACGGAGGACTTGTGAAAAATAAGTCTCGATCCAAAAAGAGGCAACCGAGGTACACGAGTAAAACTGCTCGTGTCCACGTCCCACCCGATTACGGTTGGGTCGTACTGTACAATCTTGTACAGGACCTTGGCTACCTCCTCACCGATAGCGAGAAAACAAGGATAGAACTCATAATCAGAAACAGAGATTATGAAGCCTACCTTGCGCTATCAGAGGAGTGGGGTCCACAGTGTATTCACCCTGTTGGTACTTGTATCGCAGTAATGCGCTTCAAGTATCAGGTAGTCGCGCTTTTAAAGAAATACCAGTTTCAATCCGACGCGTCTCAGCGTCGTGAAACGGCCCTCAAGAAGTTCTTGGAGGCTGAATCTGCATGTGATCACTATAACCGTAAAGGTTTTAGATCGATTGCATGGATTGAAGACGAGCGTATGTTAAATGCTTTTACTTACGCTCGGGCATTTCTAAAGAAGCTGTTAGGCCATTCCGTGCCTAACGAGAAAGTATTGACGCATTGGTCCCGTCATGGTCCGGGTGCTAACCTAGACACGCGTAAGAGCCGTGTATCAAAGTACTTCAAGTACAATGATTGGCCTTACTCCTGTACTAGGGATGCATTCCGGCGCGCCAAGTTGGCGATCCAAGATGATGAACGTTGGCTCGGAGCTCTCGAGGATGATTATCGCTTGCGGAACAATATTCCGAAGCATATGATACTCGACCAAGAGTTATTCTGGGCCTCCGTTATTAACATCGTGGATCACAACAAAGTGGCTTTTGTCCCCAAGAACGCTCTAACAGACCGTTCTATTGCGATCGAACCTGCTCTTAATTTGTATTTGCAATTGGGAGTTGATGGCTACATCCGTCGTCGCTTAAAGCGATGGGGAGTAGATATCGACGACCAGAGCAAAAATCAAGAGCTTGCTCGAGTTGGCTCCTTAAATTGGAGAAGTCCAGAAAACTTTGTTACACTGGACCTAGCTGCAGCGTCGGACAGTATTTCTACCCGACTCTGCTATTACATGCTACCAACAGAATGGTATAGTCTACTCATGGAGTTAAGATCGCCTTATGGCGAAGTTAACGGCGAGAGAATCTGTTATCAGAAAATCTCGTCCATGGGCAATGGCTTTACCTTCGCACTCGAAACTGCTATCTTCACTTCAATTGTTTATGGAGTGATGAAGGAGTATCGAGGTGAGTATGATTCTGACCAGTGTGCTATCTATGGAGACGACATTGTCGTTCCCAGTAGCATATCTCGTCAGGTCATTACTCTCCTGAACCTTTGCGGCTTTTCGACGAACAAAGAAAAGTCCTTCTTAGAAGGGCCTTTCCGTGAGTCGTGTGGAGCCGATTGGTTCAAGGGACAGCCTGTTCGACCTGTGTTCCTTACTTCATCGCCATCGTATGTGATGGACTTGTGGTGCGATATTAATCGCGTCCGCAGGATCCTATCCCTACGGTTCATGGTGGAGGAGTCATCATGTCTCGAGAAAATGGAAAAGTGGATACCTGACATATTCAAGGTATTCACAGGACCATTCTCTGACGAGGACTTTGACTCTTACCTCCACGTGCCTCACCCTACCAATGGTAAGCGTGAAACGTGGATGTGGAAGTACAGGCGGTTGGTTACCCTACCGAAACCCGTACCAGGGCCTAACTTCCTTTTTAGGAAGCTTATGCACGAATTACGGGAACACCCTATCCAAAACGAAGTCTACCTCTCCGGTAGGAGAAGGAATGAGCTCGATTTGGCCAGAACCGGCAAAGTAAGCCGATTCAAGGTTACTCTGAGAAATCAGGTAACTTTGGGCGCAACCGTCTCCGCCGCCGATATTTGGCGGTCAGAGTATACGGAACTATTACCGGGACTTCGGTCCCCGTTGTAGCCCGTTAACCC